CTCTACGAGATACTCTTGGCTTATAGCCGAGAACTACGACACCACATCCTGAGCACGGAGCTGCCCAAGGGCGTGCAAGTGAAGCAGCTCGAATGGCTGGACCGGGACAAATGGGATATGCTGTTAGCGACAAAGGCTGGACCTATCATTGGTGGCTACCTGGAGGCGGGGGGTGCTTCGGGGGTAGCTCAGGTGCACCGGCTCATCGAGGGCACAGGTCACGCAGGAGCGGTCTTTTCGTTCGATGTGCAGAATCCCGAGGTGCAAGAATATCTGGAGACGCAACCACTGAAGTTTGCAGCCAAGGTCAATGACACACTCGATAGGGAGTTGCGGAAGCAACTGGCTGAGGGCATAGCAGAGGGGGAGGGCCACGTCGAACTCGCCAAACGCATTGATGAGAAGTTTGACCAGTGGGATAAGGGCGGGGCCAAGGTGATCGCCAAGACCGAGGAAACGAGAGCTACCCAGGCGGGTCATCAGGAGGCCTGGAGGCAGACAGGGGTAATCGGTGGCAAGCGATGGCGAACGACTGCTGATGCATGCGAATGGTGTGCTCCACTAGATGGCAAGATAGTGGAACTCGATGGCAACTATTACGACGAGGGTACGGTGCTCACTCATGGCAACAAGCATATGAACCTGAACTATGAGGACGTGGGGCATCCCCCATTACATCCAGGATGCAACTGCTACATCGAGCCCATGCTGATAGGGGAGGAATGATGGCTGACCTCTGGTGTATCCACTGTGGCAATCGGGAGCGGAGGGATGCCCGGTCTCCAACGATACGTTGTAGCCGGTGTGGAGGCTTGATGTATTTCATGACCGTGCCGAGGCCAAAGACGAAGCGGGTAGCTCGGACGCCGGGAGGCTTGTACGTACCTGGCAATCCAGCCCATAGGCGAGGAGTAAGACGATGAGCGTGCTCTATAAATGCACAGCCTGCGAAGCGAGCAAGGTGCTCGATGAGGAAGTTGAGAGTGCCCTGATATGCCCAGCCTGCGGTGCGGACATGGAGTTGACGGCCCGCAGCAAGGCCAAGGCGGATGATGACGGTGATGGCGAGGGCAAGTACAAGTGCGAGTGCATCGAGTGCGGATACAAGATGTCAAGCGACAAGCACTGCAACGAACTGAAGTGCCCGAAGTGCGGTGGTGAGATGCGCCGGCAGGAACGCCCAGGGCCAGGGCGTGGAATCTTCCCCGAAGGCTTGAAGCAGGCGGACGTGGTAGCAGCCAAGGCGAGCGTGCAAGATGTAGACCGCCAGCATAAGACGATGGTGGTGCGTATCAGCACAGACGACCTTGACCGGGACCAGGAAGTACTGCTGCCGAAAGGCTGTGACTTAGCACATTTCCGGGCGAACCCGGTAGTGCTTGCGATGCACGACCATTCAGCCCTGCCTATTGGCAAGAGCCTTTGGGAAAAAGTACGGGCTCATGATATCCTGGCCAAACCTCAGTTTCACCCGGTAGCAAACTACGACCTCCCGCAAATCATGTTTGACTTGTACGCTGATGATGTGCTCAAAGCATGGAGCGTGGGTTTCATGCCCAAATCCGGGGGGCTTCGGGAGCCGACCGAGGATGACCTGAAGGCACGGCCTGACTGGGCCGGTGTCCGGGGTATCTATACGGATTGGGAGTTGTGGGAATATTCTGCGGTGCCGGTGCCGTCGAATCCAGAGGCCTTGGCCCTGGCAGTCAAGTCGGGAACCAAGAGCATCCCCGGCGACTTGCTGGACCTGATGGACCTACCTGATATCGGCGAAGCGTATCACTGGCAAAAGCCCTATCCGAACGAGCATGCTTGCCGGTTGCGGGACCCTGGCGATTTCGAAGCCGATTCATTTCGCAGGACGAGTAGGGAGCATGAAGGCAAAAAATACAGCGTCATCATGGGCCGCCTGAAAGGGCAGACGACGCTAACAGAGCAGACGTATCGTTACCCCACGGATGCCTGGGATGTATCGTCTGCTCGTGCTCATTGCAAGGACCATAATGGTATCCTCTTTGAGCCTGCCAAAGACGTGCGGGATGCTAGTTCGCTTGCAACTTGCAAGGTGCGCAAGCTCATGACCACTCGGAAGCCTATCGAGGTTGTCCGGGCCGTGGAAGTGCGGATGCTTACTAATGCGGCCCTGTCTGGCCGCGTGACCGTAGAGGACTGAGGTACTAGGGATGCTCTTGCGAACTGTTAGTTTGCCAATCGGCGGATGGAGACAGGCGCAGAGAACAGCCTGGAAGTACACAGTTCAGATGTCAAAGACCTCGCCTACTGGCGGGATGAGGAGGAGACAATTGTGAGAGGACACAGACATGGAGAAAGTATCCATTCTCATGCTCAAGGACTTCGATTTGGGTGGCACGTCCTGCGAGGCGGGCTCGCTCATCGAAGTAGACAAGGACGTGGCCGATCTTCTCATCGAGCAGAAGATCGCCGAGGCTAAGACGCTTGAGCAGCATATCAAAGAAACAGAGGCAGCCGCTGCTGCCAAGGCCGAAGAGGAGGCAAAAGCCGCTGCCGCCAAGGATGCCGAGGTCATCGAGAAGGCTAAAGTGAGCCGGGTCTATGACCTGCTCGCCGATGACCCGACTGGTGGCTTTCCCACGATGGGTCATTTCGGCTATGAAGTCTGGAAAGCGGGGCGCGGGGGCGTGCGTCCGCCGAAGCAACTGCAAAAGTGGATGAACGCAGTCGCCAAGATTCCCGCTACGTCGATGGTTGAGTATGACGATGAGCAGGGTGGGTTCCTTGTGCCGACCCAGTTCCTTGCTGACCTGAAGCGTATTGCCCTGGAGCAATCAATCGTGCTGTCTCGGGCTCAGTTTATCCCGATGCAGACCAACTCGGTTTCCATGCCCGCAGTCAACCTGACGAGCAATGTCAACTCCTTCTTCGGAGGTGTTGTTGTCTATCGGCCGGGTGAGGGTGAGGCAAAGACTCCGAGCAAGCCTGCTCTGGGCAAGGTGACACTGACGCTCCACAAGTTGATCGCAATGGTCAACGCCAGCGACGAACTGCTGGAGGATTCGCCTATTTCTTTGCAGCCCCTCCTTACGGACATGGCGGGGCAGGCGATTGCTTTTCAGTCCGATGATGACTTCCTCAACGGCACGGGTGTGAATATGCCGTTGGGTTGCATCAATGCTGGAAACCCGTCACTGATCCAGGAATCCCGGAATATCGCCGGGCAGATTCGCTATGACGACATCATCGATATGTGGTGTCGTCTGTGGCCCGCTTCGATGAATCGGGCAATCTGGATTCTATCCAGTTCGGCCCTCAATAGCGTGATGCGGATGGTCTATCCGGTTGCGGGTACGCCTATCCCGGTATTTCTGCCCGCTGGCGGATTGTCGGCTACGCCCTATGCTACCCTCATGGGTCGGCCGATATTCGTTTCCGAAAAATCCGCAGCGCTGGGGACTATGGGCGACATCGCCCTTGTGGACCTCAGTCAGTACATGATCGGCGGAAAGAATGCTATACTCACGCCGAAGGCCGATTCCTCAATCCACCTGTATTTCAACTACGACCTGACTTGCTTCCGCTTCGTCTTGCGGGATGATGGTCAGCCTTGGTGGTTGAGTGATGTAACACCGCACAACGGCGGGCCGACGTATAGCCCGTTTGTCGTGCTGAGTGATAGTTCATTCGAGACAACGACCACTACAGCAACCACAACCACCACAGGTGGTGCATAAGTCCGCTGTGCTTGGGGGCGGGTTAGTGGCCCTGCCCCCAAGCCATACTTTCAGGACTTGGACGAGCAAGAAAAGGAAATGAGCAATGGCTGACATCGAACGACTCACCCGTAACATGGCAATCGATTCGTTCTACAGCGCGGATATCAGTGGTGAAGACGTGAGCGTCTTTGCTACTTGGCTGGACATCCGCAACTACGAGAAGGTTGTAGCCGTCTGTACATTGCTGACGGCAGCCAGCAACCTCACCAACTTCGAGCTGGTGACGGCCACGACTGCTGCGGGTGCAAACCCGACGACCATAGCAACGCTGACAAATCCTACCAACGTCAACGCTGCTTTGGAAACGGCGATTATGGAGGTACGGGCTTCGCAAATTCAGAGCGTTGACGCTGATGCACAGTTTGCCAATATCAGCATCAATAGCGCAGGCGCAGTCCCCGTCCTCGTGCAATTGTTCCGGTACAACCCGCGCTATGCTCAGGCGACGTTGTGGACAGGAACGGAGACGGCCTGGACGTAAGAAAGATGCCTGACGCCCGGGGGTAGTGTGGTTTGGACTCCTCCTCCCAGACCGCCCCCGGGTAGAGGGCTCTGGAGGATGTAGACGATGGCCCTTGATCCGTATGCGCTAGCGACGGTAGCAGCCTTTCGTAACGTGACCGGGATTGCCGTTGCGGATATGGCCGATGCCGTTGTAGAAGAGTTGCTCAATGCAGCCTCGACTGCTATCGAGGGCTACTGCCAGCGGAACTTTGTGAGTCGAGCATACCGGGAGTTTCTTGACGGGACGGGCGAGCCCTATTTGCTTTTGAAGCAGCGGCCCGTGACTGCGGTGACGAGGATTTGCACCGGTCAATACGCAGCCTTGCAAGTCACGTATTCGCAGGCAAACTCCAGCAATGCTAGCGTGAGTGTGTCTGAGGATGGGCAGACGATGACGCTGCGGAGCGTGATGCTCGCTACGGTCACGCCCATTAGCATTGACCTGACGGCAGCGGGCCAAGATACCATTGGCGAACTCGCCGCCCACATCACCACCTTCGCAGGCTGGACGGCCACAGCGATCGCAGGCTACGCATCCTACCCGTCGATAGACCTCTGGCCTATCCTCGGAGCCTATTGCATGGATACCACGCTGATGCTTGCCATAGCCGGACTACCAGAAGCAGGCTTTACCGTGAACCCCACCCGTGGGGAAATCCAACTTGCGGGCGTCTGGTCTACGGGCTACCGCAACGTACTGGTGGAGTATACCGCTGGCTATTCCATCGTGCCCGAGGAGGTGCAGATGGTATGCATCGACTTGGCCCGGGGCATTGCCGATTTTGCAACGACGAACGGGACGCTCCTATCCGAACGGCTGGGTCCCTACCAGTGGGCAGCCTCCGTAACGCTGCTAGAGGATGGTCCTTTCACCGATGGGATGAAGGCAACACTCTTGCCATACAGAGAGACTCTACTGATATGAACGAGAAACCCCCTGAACTTCTGAATGGATGCCGACAGCGCTTCCGGGCTGCGGAATCCAGTCGCCTGCGACTGTGGGCCGTCGTGTTAGTGCTCATGACGATTATCGGCGGTAGTGGCTTCTTCATCACGGCTGCGACGCTCGGCGTGCGAGAACGGCTTGCCCGGTTGGAGGAGCGGGTTATCGCCATGCAA